GAAAGCTCCTGCACACCATCATGCTCTGTGAATACTTGCACGCGTCCTTTGCTAATCACATTCACATGCGCGTGCTTGTGAATTTTACCTACCACTACCATACCGGCAGGCAGGGACATTTCCCTGCCGTACGCTCCGGGTGCGAAGTGGTGCTTCACCGGGCACGAGGTAGGCCCAACGTCAAGCCCCTCGCTGATGATTCTGTCCTGCAGTTGCAGGATAGCTGCCCTGCGGCTAAGCTGCAGCTCGTGCTGCGTAACCACTTCGATTTCCATACTACCTCCGTTTGATCTTAGGATGATACTTCGCGACGTACTCCAGTGACGTGATGTTCAACTCACCAGTGCCTTCAGTGAACACTTCCATTGCCGTGCTGCGCAGATCAGTTCTGCACGGCACGATGCTTACTGCTGAGTCTGCGAATAGGCCACGCCCGAGAGCAAGCTCAGGGCTTGACCATGACAGCGTAGGCACACCCAAGTCCTCACCCACTGAGTACGAGTCAGTGACGTTCACTGTGAACTCAGACGAACCCTCAGTGCCGATCATGAATCGGTTAAGCGTTGCCTTACCTGAGTGGATCACCTGCCCCTCGTAGTCGCGTACGACTGGAGGAGACGGCACGAACCCGCTGTAGTACGCGGCGCCGATGCCTACAGTACCGCTTGGGTGCGACAGCACAGTGGTGAACGACTCACCCCCCACATCCAGCGTAGCACCCACCGGCTCGCCGGCCATAGGCCCAGTGAGCATAACCAGTGACAGCCGCTCTCCCACAGCAGGGTCGAAAGCCAGCATCCAAGCAGGGATAGGAACAACGTGGTCTGTGATGGTAGCAACCTCGTACCCATCAAGGAACGGGCGGCGCTCTCCCAGTGCGTTCAGGAGGCCAGCGCGCGGGTCGATGCTACACATCACGAGCGTCTCGTTCAGCACGAACACCACGATGATCTGATCGCTCGCGAAGTACGCTGCTGCTACCGGGTACTCGAACAGCCACTGGTGCCACGCCTGCTGCACCTTCTCGTCTCCGCTCCAGTGGTACTCGTGCACGATCAACGACTGCGTATCACCAGAGGGAGCGAACAGCGCCATGTTGGCAACACCAGATGATACGGCGAAGCGACACCGCCCGCCCATGTACTTCGGTAGGTGCGGCGTCGAGTCCTGCGACATATACTGCGAGTCCGTGTAGCTCGACGGAATCATTTCCATTGCGCCGAAGAAGTCCTCCGACTTCGGCACGCAGTACATCAACGTACGGCCCATCGAAATGGGGGAGCTTGTCGTGTCAGTCTCGTGCGAACTCGTCGGCACCACGGTTGCAGTGCTCGGAGTGATGGCTACGTTCCCCGAGGGGATCACAGCTTGGTACGCGCGGCTGAACAGCACGAGGTCGCGCTGGAATGGGATGGCCCACTCGTACGCGGCTGCGCTGTTCATGCCGGCACCAATCTCAATCGGGTCTGAGTTCAGTACGCTCGTCACAGTCGTGCGGAAGAACTGCCGTGGCAGTCCACTAGCACTGAGCGACACGAGCGGCCCAGAGAGCAGCACAAGCCGCCCTTGGTACGTTCCCATACCAGTGATGCCAACCTGCATCCACTCGTGCAGCGGGCTGGTAGTAGCGTCACCAGCAACCCGGCCAGAGAACGCAGTGGTGTCAAGCGCCCACGCAGTGCCGGTCCAGATCAAGCTGATAGGGACCCCAGTGATGCTGGTAGGACTGCCCCACGCACCCGACTCGATCCACTCAGTGCTGGCGTGCTCGTACTTGTAGAACTGCGCAGCGGAGCCTGTACCGATGCGGCAGATGAATCCATCCGCAGCACTCGGCAGGCGTGCGGGTAGGTTCCCCACGTTCGTCACCATAGCGGACTTTGATGCCACCATGTACGACTGCCCTGTACTCGTGTTCACGCTGATCGCCGTGGCGTGTTGCATGAACACGTACGGACCGTCACGCGTAACCGACAGGCCCACGTTAAGCGCAAGTGTAGTGGCAAGCTGCGTGGCGATGTACTCCGGCGTTGTGAGTGCAGCGTCACCGACAGCGCCGCCGCTCGGCGTGGTGTAGCTCGCCGTGTACGTGCCGCCTGAGTGCGCTACTGCAATCTCATACGTCTTGCTAAATGCACCAGCGACGATGTAGAAGAATCCTGCGAGCGTTGGGTCCTGCTCTGTGCCTGCAGATACAACTGCCGGCACTGCGTCCACGTTGCACAGGAAGAACTCGTTACCGACTGACGTAGCACGGATGCGTGTAGGATCGGCGCTCGTGAGGTACGCGCCGCCCTCAAGCGATGCCTCCTGCACTAGCAGTTCATTCAGTACCCGGATATTTCCGGTTGCAGTGTTCAGCAGGATGTGAATGCGTGAGCCTGCAATATCGGTGAACCACCCGAGCACGTGTGCGTCATCTGCATCGGCCCAAGTGAATGACTTCCGAAACAGCGCACCCGGACGCCGGCGCAGGTTCGTGACAGGATCAGACAGCATATTCGTCTGTGCTGTGAGTTGTCCCGGCATGCGCTCCTCCGGGAGTTGTTGCGACACTCCCTGTAAGAGTGACTTGTATGCTGCTTCGTAAGTGCTCATGCTTTATCCTCGCATTGCTGAAATGAGTTGCTGCCAGCGCCGCGACTTCCGCGTGCTGTGCTTGCGCTGCCGCAAGTGCTCAGCCAGCAGATCGCTCCACGCCATAGCGGTGAGGCTCTGCCATACCTGCAGTTCCTGCGTCACGCCTAGGTCAGTAGTGTATGCCTCAATGAGTGCAGAGTTGAACACGTACGACGCTGCAGAGTCAGGCAGCTCGTCGAACTCGACGTATTGGATTACCTTACCCTTCACAGGGGCCTCGAACACGTAAGACAACGTGCTCGGGTTGTACAGGCGCTGTCCACGCACCACTGCGGTATTTGACGTATCGGGAACGAACGACAGTGCCGTAGCTCCTATGTCAATCTCACCAGTGACGCTGGGGTACGCCGTGTACTCAAATTCGTTGAACCACCAACCACGGCGCAATGCGTTCCGTAGGGTCTGTTCGATGATGGGTAGTAACACCGCAAGGGTCGGGTGCCGTACTGTCAGTGATGTGACAGGGCGCTCTCCGAGCTTGGGTAGGACCAGATTAACTGCGTCCAGTAGCTTCATTTAGAACCTCCAAACGACAAAAAGGGGAACACCCATTACGGATGTTCCCCCTAGTCTTGACTATGATTAGTCGATTGCCAGAACGGCCACGGCATCGCCGCGCTTCACGCCGACAGTGTACATGGTGTACGAGTCGAGCACGTTCGCAAAGTTCTCTTTGTCATCCCACACGCGGGCAACCATGCTCTGTGCCTCAACGGTCACGAGCGTCTTGCGCGGGTGGAAGATAACCACACGGGCTTTGGCTTCGGTAGCGGTCACGTTGAACGCCGGGCCGAGGATATGAGCGGCGATGGCAGCGGTCGGGAAACGCGGGGTTTCGATGACCTTGATGCCGTTCAGCCAACCAATACGACGAGCGGCGAAGTTGTTGTCGCCCGTGCCGCCTTGGAAGTCCACGTTCATGAGCTTCTTGTGGTCAAGCAGCACGTTGAACGCATCGGGTTCGATCAGGGTAACGAACTCAGCAAGCGAGCCACCGAGGTCGCGCTTCACGAAGGTAGCCAGAGCATCCTTGTGTTTCTGCACGATCAGGTTCGCAGCGGTTTCATTGCCGGCTTCGGTACCCAGAGCCACAGCAGCGGCGTAGCCGGTCATGGTCAGGGTGATGCCGTCATAGAACGAGCCACTTGCCTTCAGGGAGGCGGGGGCTTCCCACGTGCCGGCCTTGATGAGCTGGATCAGGTGAGCTTGGTCGAACGACTTCGCGTGTGCGCTACCGTGCTCCGCGCTGTATTCAGCTTGGAAGTCGGGGGCGGTCCAGTCGTCTTGGTAGTCGATGGGCGTGCGGATGTAGCTCGTGGTGTCCACGGTAATCAGCAGCTTCTCGTTCACGATGCGGGTCGGGTCCAGAGCCTCGCCAGCCTTACGGCCTTTGACGTTCGCGCCGCCGACACGATCACCGCGCCAAGTGTTGCTGCGACCTGAGACGGTCTTGAAGTTCGTCAGACCGCTGGAGCGGAACAGCGACTCGACTCGGAACGAGCCTTCGATGTCGCCTTCGTATGCTTCCAGATGGATGTCGAGGTCTGCATCGGTGCCGGCCCAGTGGGCGCGGGACATAGTGGTGTTGTACGGGGTATCAGCCATTTTTAATTTCCTTCAGGTTGTGCTATTAAGCGTTGACAGCAGTAATGGCGGCAGTGACTGCGGTAATCTGCGTGTCAATTTCAGCTTCGGTGAAGCGGCCGGGCTTGGTTGCGGTGGCATCACCGTTCTTGTACGAGCGAAGCATGACTTCGAGTTTCTGAACTTCGTCGTACAGCGTTACGATTTCTGCGGTGGTATCGGTACCAGATGCAAGGGACATTATTTTCCTTCAGTTGTGGATTATTACATACCAGCGCGCTTACCAAGCGAGCGGCGTGCGAACAGGGCAGAACGAGTTTCCTCGTAACCCGGAGTATCAGGCTTGAGCTTCGCAATTTCCGACTGGAATTGTTGCTTGCTCAGGCCCTGACCAGCAGCGCCAGCACCAGCCGCTACGTTAAGCAGCGGGGCACCGACTTGCGGGATCATGCCAGAGCCTTTGCCAAACTCAGCAACGATCTTTGCACCCGCCTTGATGAAGTTCTCATTCGTCGAGTTCATCATCTGCGCAACAGTAACGCGAAGCTCATGCGGGGCTGCAGTGTTGAACGCGGCCACCGAAGTGTTCCACTGTGCTTCACCACCAGCCGCCGAGTACACCTCTGCGGTTACTGCATCTGCCTTAGCGCCGACAGCCTGCACGATACCCCGTGCAATCTCAGCGAGTTGCTGTGCACTTGCGCCGCCCTTCTCACGAAGGTATGCTTCGTCGATCAGGGTGATGTCGCCATGCGTCAGGGCCTTGCCGAGAACACGGTCCAGATCAAGGTCCTTACCAACCGTCTGCATGACAGTAGCCATGCTGCGGATGATGGGGTCGTTGATCTGCGTTACGTCGAACTCGTTTGCCGAGGTCTGCATCCACGAGGGACGAGACACGTCAGCGTTCACCTGCGTTTGGTCTGCTGCGGGAGCGGCCGGCGTAGTGCCAGCGAGCGCCGCCTGCAGCATCGCAACTACGTTGCTCAGGTCTGCCGGCTGTGCAGCGGGGGCTGCAGGAACAGCGGGCACGGGCGGCACAGCAGGGTGCTGCACCCAGCCGGGAGTCTGTCCCGGAGTTGCGATAGCGTTACCGTTCGGCACCCGTGCAGGATCACCTGCGGGAGGTACCTGAAACGCCGGTTGCGCATCGGGTACGGTGGGTGCGACGAAACCATTCGTCGGGACTTGTTCTGCCATTCGGGTTATGCTCCTTGTAATGTGTCAGCGATGTTGCCGGATTGATCCGCCAACGTACCTGCCGTAAGTAGGCTGTTCTGCGCTGCCTGCATGCTGTTCTCTGCGTCCTGATTTGCCTTCTGCTCATCTTCTGAGAAGTACAGCGCCTCGGTGTCAATGCTACGGCCGGCGAACACCACGTCAACGACCTTCTGCGGATTGATCCGCTTGTCGAGTTGGGTCACGGGAATTACAGCACTGAGTTCCTGCGCAGCGAGCAGCAGGTTCTGAACGTCAGACGAGCGACCAAGCGCCGGGATGCCGGCTGTAACGTCCGGGGCAATCTCACCAGTGATGAGGCCCGGCATTGCGGTATCGGATACCTCAGTCATGAGGATATGTGCCAGCGGAATCTGGATGTTACCAGACAGGGTGCTGTACACACCGCCGAGGGCGTACTCTGCCTCTTGCGCATCGCGCTGAAGCTCGTACGCCGTAACACGCTCTGCGTCACGGGTAGCGCCTTGGTACATGAACGCCTTTGCCAGCCGTCCGATTACACGCTCAAGCTGCGCCTCAACTACGGCGAGCTTATTCGAGTCACC